TTTGCTATTGACAAACGCCAAAAATACTTTTAACCTGTACACAGGTTAAAACAAAGTTCTCTGTAAGCTTACAGGCAACTTTGGTCACTGGTATATACTGGTAAGATGTTTTTCCGTAAGCTTACAGGCAACTCCGGTCACTGGTATATCTTGGTGTAACCTTACAGGTAAAGTTGTCGTGTGATGTTAAGCCGAATCTAATTGTCCCTATGCTGCTTGCTACTTAAGTCACTGGTCTCTTTTGCAAAATGTTGCGTTGCAATATTTATCAAGTAAAAAAAGAGAGCGAAAAAAAACCCGCCTAAGCGGGTTAAAATGTTACCTGTAAGCTTACTGTTATTTCGTATCCTTAACATACTTATGAATATTTAAAGCTTTTAATACTTTGAGATCATCAACAATACCCGCATATGGGTTAGTTTTCTCTTCACTTAAACGATCCATTGCACTAAGTACTTCACGAAGAGCCATTACCATCTGACTGGCGGGTTTTTTCTTACCGCCAGTATTACCACTCGCTTTTGCCTCTTCAAGAGATTGCATTGCTTTTTTGATATTGCTATAGGTATTATCTACCGCTGTTTCGATTAATACTTGTCTTACAGCAATTGTGGTTTTATTTAAACTATCAGTATTAGAGCGGATAAGCTTTTTACTATCATCATCCAAACCTTCAATAATAAACCCGCATACAGTATCCCGAAAAGCTAATAGGGATTTATCCTTTTCAAGCTTACCTACGAAATGATGAGAGCGCTTACCATTACTCCAGAGCATTTCGCATAATTCCTGATTTTTATTGGCGCTCTGTTGCTTGAGACCCGCTAGAGCGCTGATTAAAATACCCTCATCCTTTGATACTACTAATACAGGATTAGCGGGTATTGGCTCGCCTATCATTGCCTTAACCTGTTGCCCTAATGCTGATATTACTGGCTCACCACTTGATGTTAATGGTGTTAATGCTTTTTTACTTGCTTTCATTTTTAATACTCCTGTTAGTGATTAAGAAATAATCTGAATCAATTTCGATTCATTAATAACAGTATACCATAGGATGTTATAGAATGTCAAGATTTAATAGATTCCCGTAAGCTTACAGGCAACTGTGTACGCTAAGGGTTTACCCTGACCCCACCCCCCAAATTCTAGTTTAGTTACATACGCTAGGTTTGGTTTGCTATTAAGCACGAGCATTGTCCAATTTTTAAGAATCGACATAGGAAACACCCCCCGTCATGTTTTTTAAGTACCTAGCTAAAAAATTTTTTATATTGACTTTTTTCGTTTTCCTATATACTTCGCTAGTCATCCCTCATCTAGCATTGGACATAAATGCAACAACTACAAGTTGAGCCTGATTTATTCATACCATTTCCAGAAGACAATCCGACCCTAGCTAACTTTAGAGAACGGGCAGAAGCAGCCTGCAAAACAGCAGATTTGCTAGAGCTTGACGTTAACCCTACAGAAGAAGACCTGCTAGTTGCAGAGACTGTTGCCTATTCTGTGGCACAAGACGAAGACCAAGTAAATAAGAAGCTAACCTCTAAAAAGGCATCCCAGCTAAAGCCTGCTACGTATTACCAAGTAAATGGCATCCTTAAAGAGTTTTCGACAAAGGTTGTTGAAAATGCCACCCAAATCCGCCTGTTAGTAACAAATAAGCTACTACTTGAGTCAGAGAACGAGGACCCAAAGATACGTATCCGTGCCTTGGAGTTACTAGGAAAAATTACCGATGTGGGCTTGTTTACTGAGAAGTCTGAGGTTACTATTAACCATAGGTCAAACCAAGAACTGATGGACAGTTTGCGGGCTAAAATCCATAAATTGATGGCGCCCACTGAGGTAGAAGACGTAAAAACCATCAAAGTAAACGGGGAAACCGTTGATTTAGACGCAGAATTAGGTATTGTAGACGAGGAAAAAACCGAGGAAGTTAAAGATGACGGCGACAGCAAACCAGCTTGAGAGCCTCACCGATGAAGAACTTCAGTTCTTATTGGACAATTTGGATAAATTTGATGAAGTAGATGCCGAAGAAACAGAATTTGTTCTTGATGAGATAGATCGTCGCAAAGAAGCCAAGGCTGCTAGGCTTGATCTAATAGAGTTTTGCAAGAAAATGCAGTCCGATTACAAGGTTGGTAAGCACCACCGCAGGTTGGGTAACCTCCTCATGGAGATTGCTGAAGGTAAAAAGAACCGAATTGTAGTCAATATACCCCCACGGCATGGTAAATCCCAGCTTGTTTCTATCTACTTCCCTGCATGGTTTCTTGGCAAATACCCCGATAAGAAGGTTTTAATGGTCTCCCACACGACTGATCTTGCTGTGGACTTTGGTAGGAAAGTGAGGAACTTAATTGATAGCCCCGCATATAAAGAGATTTTTCCAACCGTTACTTTGGCGCAAGATAATAAATCTGCTGGGCGCTGGAATACTAATGCTGGTGGTGAGTATTTTGCTTGTGGTGTGGGTTCTGCCCTTGCTGGTCGTGGAGCTGATCTATTACTGGTGGACGACCCCCATAACGAGCAGGACATCATCAATGGGAACTTCGATGTATTCGAGAAAGCGTATGAATGGTTCACCTACGGAGCAAGAACACGCTTGATGCCGGGTGGTAGAGTCGCTATAGTACAAACTAGGTGGCATCAGGATGACCTGACAGGTAAGGTTGTTCGGGATATGACCCAGAATGATGAAGCGGATCAGTATGAACTCGTTGAATTTCCAGCGATCTTTAATGAAGGAACAGATAAAGAAACAGCTTTGTGGCCAGAATGGCTGTCATTGGCCTCTCTGCGTCAAACTAAGGCTTCTATGCCTGTGTTCCAGTGGAACGCTCAGTATCAACAAAACCCAACCGCTGAAGAAGCCTCTGTTGTAAAGCGTGAATGGTGGAATTGGTGGAAAAAAGAAGACCCACCTACCTGTGAATACGTAATTATGAGCCTAGACGCTGCCGCAGAAACACATAATCGAGCAGACTTTACTGCAATAACAGTTTGGGGCGTATTTTTTAATGAAGAAAACGACTGTCACAACATTATTTTGCTCAATAGCATTAAAAAACGATTAGAATTTCCAGAATTAAAAGATTTAGCGTGGCAAGAATGGCAAGAATGGCAACCCGATGCGTTCATTGTGGAGAAAAAATCGGCAGGAACAGCGTTATATCAAGAATTAAGGCGTACAGGCATGCCTGTTACGGAATACACACCCCATAGGGGTAGTGGTGACAAATTAGCTCGGTTAAATAGCGTAGCGGACATTGTAAAAAGTGGTTTAGTGTGGGTTCCTGAGACACGTTGGGCTGAAGAAGTGGTAGAAGAGATTGCAGGATTCCCGTTTATGAGTCATGATGACTTGGTAGACTCAACGGTAATGGCGCTAATGCGCTTTAGGCAGGGTGGATTTATAAAATTACCAAATGATGAACCAGATGAAATAAAACTTTTCAAAAGTAGACGGTTCAAAGGATACTATTAAGGATAGATTATGTCGATTGAAAAAAGCCTATACCAAGCCCCTGTTGGACTTGATTCTATTATGGAAGAAGACCCAATTGAAATTGAGATTGTAGATCCGGAATCCGTAACAATTGGTATAGATGGTATGGAGATTGAAATAGAACCTGCCAAACCCTCAGACGAAGATTTTGATGCCAACCTAGCTGAGTACATCAGTGAAAAAGAACTAACCGAAATAGCAGGCGACTTACTGGGTGACTTTGAAGATGATGTATCTGCCCGTAAGGACTGGATACAGACTTATGTAGATGGTCTTGAGCTTCTTGGTATGAAAATTGAAGAACGGACAGAACCGTGGGAAGGAGCCTGTGGCGTTTATCACCCCCTCCTTTCCGAAGCCTTAGTTAAGTTCCAAGCTGAAACTATTATGGAGACGTTTCCAGCTGCAGGTCCTGTAAAAACTTTAATTGTTGGTAAAGAAACGCCTGAAAAGAAAGATGCAGCACAACGAGTTCAAGATGACATGAACTATCAGTTGACTGATGTTATGACCGAGTATCGCCCTGAGCATGAAAGAATGATTTGGGGATTAGGGCTATCAGGTAATGCGTTTAAGAAAGTCTACTTTGATCCTGCACTTGATCGCCAAGTGTCTATGTTTATTCCCGCTGAAGACATCGTTGTTCCTTACGGAGCCTCAAGCTTAGAGCAGTCCCCTCGTGTAACGCACGTGATGCGAAAGACTGAAAACGAGATAAAACGGCTACAGTTTGCAGGTTTTTATAAAGATATTGATTTAGAAACTCCAAGCGGATCTTTAGACGAAGTTGAGAAGAAGATTGCCGAAAAGATGGGCTTTAAAGCTACTTCAGACGATCGTTATAAGCTTTTGGAGATGCACGTAGACCTTGATTTGCCTGGTTATGAAGACAAAGATAAAGATGGAGAGTTAACAGGCATCGCCTTACCGTATGTTATAACGATTGAAAAAGGGACTCAAGAAGTCTTATCAATCCGTAGAAACTGGAGACCTGAAGATGACACTCATCAAAAAAGGAATCATTTTGTCCATTATGGATATGTGCCGGGCTTTGGCTTTTATTGTTTTGGGCTTATCCATCTTGTCGGTGCTTTTGCTAAGTCTGGTACTTCTCTTATCCGACAGCTTGTGGACGCAGGCACATTGGCGAATTTGCCAGGTGGCTTTAAAACAAGAGGTTTGCGAGTTAAGGGAGACGATACCCCGATTGCCCCAGGTGAGTTTAGAGATGTAGACGTGCCGTCAGGAGCCATTAAGGACAACTTAATGACGCTTCCTTATAAAGAACCTAGCCAAGTTTTATATCAACTGCTTGGGACTATTGTTGAAGAAGGTAGACGTTTTGCATCGGCAGGGGATATGAAAATATCTGACATGAGCGCTCAAGCTCCTGTAGGCACAACTCTAGCAATTTTGGATCC